TACAACAGCGGTGGCAAGTTCACGCAGGCTTGTATCTCGTCTCCACAAATCACTCGTTCCACCTGGCGAACATTGGTTTTCACTTGAGGCTGGTAATGCTGTTTTGAATCCCATTCAAAGACAACAGTTAAACATGCAATTAGAATCAGTAAATGAAGTTTTATACAAAGAAATGTCAAAGTCGAACTTTGATCTCGTTGTAAACGAGCTTTTCCAAGATTTAATCATTGGTACAGGTGCGATGATGATTCTTGAGAATGACAATGATGATATGGAATTTAGATGCAAATCAATTCCACTCAATCGCATATTTCCCGAAGGTGATTCGTTTGATGAAATCAATACCGTGTGGCGTGAAATTATAGAAATGAATGGTCGTGATGTTCAAGCATTTTGGCCTGATGCTGTTATCCCGCATCAAATGGAACAAATGATTCATGATGACGACATGTCTCTATTCTGTTTACAAGAAGGTTTTGTTTACGATAGACCAACAAAGAAATGGAATCATGTTGTATTCGCTGATGGTGTTGATGATTGCATCGTTGATGAGACATGCGATTCATCACCCTGGGTTGTTGCACGATGGAGCAAGAACGCGCAAGAGATTGGCGGACGCGGTCCTATCATTGATGCTCTACCAACTATTCGATCATTAAACAAATTGGTTGAAGATATCCTGATTAACGTTGGGTTATCAACATCACCGCCATGGGTTGCCGCAAGTGATGGCGTATTCAATCCTTACCTATTTGAGATATGCCCGAATAAAGTGATACCCGTATCGCGTCAATCAATGGGTAATCTTCCATTACAAAAGCTTGATGTATCTGGTCAGATCAATACATCCAGTCTTGAAGTGAACGATATGCGCGTACAGATCAAAGACATTCTGTTTGATAGTCCATTGCATCCAGCGCAAGGACCTGCGCAGACGGCTACATACACAGCCATTGCACATCAAGCATTCCTCGATGAGATTGGGCCAGCATGGGGGCGATTAACAGTTGAGTTGTTGCCTAAGGCGATGAATCGCATCATCTACATTCTTCAACGCAAAGGTAAGTTGAGTAAGCACATCAAGATTGATGGCAACATCATCAACATCAAATACAAATCGCCATTAGAACAATCAGGGGCGCTTGAGCAAGTGCAAAACCTAATGCAATATGCACAGAATATGAGTGCGATATTGGGTCCTCAATTGATGCTGGGTTCGATCAATCTTCAATACTTGCCTGCTTGGATGGCTGAGAAATTGCAAGTTGATCCAAATCTAATTAAAGGCCCAGCGGAAGTTCAACAAGCACTAACGCAAATGACACAATCGCAACAACAACCTAATCCTGTTAAGCAAGTTGGCTCACCTAGTCAATCAATCTTGCAAGCTGGACAACAGCAACAAGCGCAACAACAAGGTAGGACTATTCAAAATCCGCCTCAAGTACAACAAGCAATGCAACAACCTCAACAACAACAAGGGAATCAATAATGGATCAAGTAAATTTAAACGTAATGTTTCATCTATGCCACAAAATATTCATCGGAACGCCTGATGGTAAACAGTTATTGGAATTGTTAAATGAATTGGATTCACAAACACCAACGTTTCCACAAACTGAAGAAACGATGAATCAACACGGCGGTCCTGTTGGATGGGCTGCATTCAGAGCAGGTCAACGTCATTTTGTTAAAGCATTAGAAGCAATGGCAGTTCAACAACAACAACTCACTGATGCAGAATTAAGTACAAAACAATAAAGAACAATAATGCAAAATAAAGGAATTTTATGTCGTTAATTGAACACGCAGCACAAGAAACGCAGAAACAAGATGATGCTAATAGAGAGCATTCAGATCAACCAACCGAGGTATCAAGTGCGCAAGTAGCGCATATGACATCAACCGATCAAACAACTATTGATCATAGTCAGTCAAATGATACAGCGGAACCATGGTATTACGATGATAATCAACCAGGAAAAGATGCGAGACCAGAATGGTTACAAACTAAATATAAGTCTGTTGCAGAACAGGCAAAAGCTTATGTTGAAGCTCAAAAACGTTTTGGAGCATTTAAAGGAGCACCAGAAGCCTACGACATCAAACTTGAAGGATCGGATGTTCAATTCCAGGAAGCTGATCCCGTAATCAAAGAATTTCTTGAGCAAGCAAAAGAAAATAATGTGAGTCAAGAATATGTGAATAAGCTGTTATCAACTTATGCAAAAGCAATCAAGATGAGCAAACCTGATCCAAAGCGTGAGATGGAAGCACTTGGCCCTAATGGAAAAGAAGATTTATTGTCATTGGGTAAATGGGCTGATAACAATCTATCAAAAGATGAGTCATCAGCATTTCGTAATATGATTACAACAGCTGATTCAGTCAGAGTATTGCAAAAGCTACGTGGTCAAATGACAAAAGCTAATACGCAACCATCACAAACTTTTGCACCAAAAGCATCGAAAGAAGATGTGTTGAAAAAGATTCACGATCCACGTTATGCAACTGATGCAAAATATAGAAGTCAAGTGCGTGATGAATTGTCACAATTTGGTTAAACAAAAGGAGTTATCATGGCAAAGAAACCGAAACTTGGAAGTGGTGGACGTTTTAAAGCATTAGTTAGTAAGCTTGAAAAACAAGGTAAGTCAGCTTCATCAGCAAAAAAGATTGCTGCATCAGCTGGCATTAAGAAATATGGAAAAGCTAAAATGTCATCAATGGCATCATCTGGTCGAAAACGTGCTGCTAAAAAGAAATAGGAGATTGATATGAAATTACGCCATGGTAAATCAAACAGAGATTTTCAACACAATATCAGAGTTGAAATGAAACGTGGAAACGATACACGCAAAGCAGTAGGTATTGCATTCGGTGAAGCTAGTCTTGCCAGAGCAGTGGATGCAAAAGAACGTGCCATGTATCATTCAAAGTAAGGAGATAGAAATGAAAGGTAAAAAAGCTGAAGCACCAAAGAAAGCTAAAGTTAAAATGAACCAACAGGGCAGTCCAAAATGTTTTTACCTAGCAAGAAATGATCAAGACATGGTGAATATGATCGATGCAAAGTTTACAAAAATGTATGCTCGCAAAGAACCATTCCTATATTGATTGGACTGATTATACATTGCCGCCATTGTTTGTGTTTTGAACATCAACTACAATGGCGTTAGTGGATACCGCAACACTTTCAAAAAGCGCCCGAAAGGATACCGCTAATATCTAAGCGCCCACTACGCGAAAAGATGTTAGTGCCTTATCAGCCGGCTCAAGCCGATACCTGATCAGACATAACAAGAAAACAATTTTGTTATCAATCAATCAGGAGAATCAACAATGGCTTCGTCATTAAGTAATGTCGATCAAACAATTTTTGATGAGATGGTTAAAGCCGCTTATCAATCCAAAGGTTATTTACTGCGCAATGCTTTACGTCAACGTACAAACGTTGAAGGTACTGTAGTGTCGTTTCGTAAAATGGGTTCGATCACTGCGGAACAATACGCATTTCAAACTCAAGTAAACTGGCAAGATCCTAACTTTTCAAAAGTTAACGTAACATTGAATCCTTATCGCGCACCAACATTGGTCGATGATATGGAGCAATTCCTGTACAACTTCGATGTTCGTGCAGAAGAAGCAATGCTCGTTGCTATGGCATTAGGTCGTCGCTCGGATCAATTGGCTATCGATGCGCTGGATGCTTCTGGCACTACAAACACAATTGCTAATGGCGGTACTGGTTTGACTTACGATAAGATTCGCGAAGTAATCAAATTCTTTGATGAAAACGCTGTTCCTCGTGAAGAACGCTACATCGCTATTTCTGCTACAGGTCAAGAACAACTGTTGGCTTCCATTCAATTCACTAATGCTTTGTACACAGGCTTGAACACATTGACTGATGGAACAATGCATAACAAATACGTAATGGGTATGTTCTGGACTGTTGTACCAACCATGACAGAAGGTGGTTTGCCTATCTCTGGAAACATCAGAACCTGTTTTGCATGGCACAAATTGGCTATGGGTATGGCAACTGGTCGTGAGTTCTCAACAGTTATCGAACGTGTACCTCAACTCGATTCATGGCAAGTACTTGGCAAGATGTTTGCTAATGCTGTTTGTATTGATGCTGTGGGTGTAATCGAAATTGATATCGATGAATCTGTAAATGAAACATCGGCATTAACTGTTACAACGATCGTACCTTAATCTATTGATACAACTTTGGAGAATTAACAATGGCTTTTAGCTTATCAAAATGGGACAAACTGAGCGCCGCAGGTAATAGCTCTGTGCGCGAGTTATGGGGATACACTGATACATCAATTACATTGGCAACTATTGAAGCATCCGCTTTCTTCAATGATGTAGCTGATCATTTGACTATTGGTGATACGATTTGGGCACGTGGCTCGGATGGTGTTGATCAACTTAATGTGACTGCGGTATCGCCTAATGTGACGGTGGCAATTGATCCAGATGTTGCGCCTGGTTCAATCACTAACACAGAAATATCGGCAAGTGCTGCAATTGCATTTAGCAAATTAGCAACATTAACCAACACTCATATTTTAGTTGGTTCTGGTGCTGGTGTTGCGACCGATGTAGCAATGTCAGGTGATGCAACTTTGGCAAATACTGGTGCTTTGACAATTGCCAATAGTGCAGTTACCAATGCAAAAGTAAGTGCATCTGCTGCAATTGATTTCAGCAAACTAGCTGCATTAACAAGTACAAACATTCTTGTTGGTTCTGCTGGTAACGTTGCAACTTCAGTTGCTGTAACTGGTGATGTGACTATCGGTAATACCGGTGTTACAGCAATCGGTGCAAGCAAAGTATTGAGTTCAATGGTATCGCCACTTTTGTTGAAATACACAACTGTTGCTATTACTGCTGCTCAATTCAATGGCATGTATGCTGCGCCTAAATTGTTATTAGCTGCTCAAGGTGCAAATACATTAATCGTATTGCATCGCGCTGCATTGTGTATGACATTCGTGTCCGCTGCATATCAAGCAGGCGGTGTTGTAGGACTTCAATATGATGCAACTGTTCATGGTGCGGGTGTTGCTGCATCTGGTACAGAAGCTGCGGCAGATTTCTTTGCAGTAGCAAGCACATCATTTCAGTTCAATGGTGTGGCAGGTAATACAGTGGCAATTGCACCATTCTCAACAACTGTGAATAAAGGTTTGTACTTGAGTTGCTTAACACAAGATTTCACGACTGGTGATTCTACTTTCGTGATGCATTTGTGGTACTCAGTAATACCAACAGTGTAATGATATGATGAATAAACCGCCCACAATCCTTGGGCGGTTTTTTTAAAGGACTATTTATGGCTTGGTCAAAGTTAGATATTGTGAACATTGCTTTAAATATCCTTAATAAAAAATCTATTGATTCATTTGCAGAAGGCGGTGACTTTGCTGATTCTGCTGAAAGAGCATTTGATATTTTATATCCAAGTGAAATTGCAGGATTCTCATGGCGTTTTGCAACAAAGATTGTTCAACTATCACAACAAGTTGATGCACCGCCAATTCAAAACTGGAATTACATTTACTTATTACCTTCTGATTATCTAGCAACTGTTAGATTATACCCTGCATCAGATTTTCAGATTTATTTTGAAAGACAACTTTATTCCAATATTAATTCATTGCAAATGGAATATAGATTTTTACCAGAGATAACTCATCTACCATCATACTTTGTCAATTACTTTTCAATTCTTTTGGCACAACGATTTGCTAATGCTGTTGCAAGTGATGGAAATCTAGCAGGTGAACTAGAAAAGAAAGTAACTGATGTGAGAGGGCAAGCATTGTTTGTTGACTCACAAAATCATCCAACCCCATCTATTGTTAGCAAACCATTAATCAATGCTAGAAGCAATGGAACATACTGGGAAAACAGTTACCTTAATGGGAATGGTTAATGCCACAATTTATATTACAGTCATCATTTCAATTTGGTGAAGTATCAGAATTGCTTCACGCACAAGTGCAATCACCAATCTATTTTAAAGCTGCAAGACGTCTTAGAAATACAATGGTTATTCCAACTGGTGGCGCACGCAAACGATTTGGAACATCTTATGTTAATACGATTACGGGAATAACTGATTATACATTGGTTAAACCAATTATCTTTGATTATGAAGATGGATCACAATATTTATTAATATTTAGAAATCTAGCAATTGATATTTATTATAGTGATGCAATTGTGGCAACAGTTGTGACAACTTATTCATCAACTGAGATTGCAAACCTAGATTTTGCTCAAACTGGGAATGCTTTAATCATTACGCACAGTGCTCATATTCCAGCAATTCTAACAAGAACATCGGCTCATGCCGGATGGAATTTGGCAGCATCACCGACATTCTTGAATTATCCAACTTATGATTTTACACGTAATTATAACGCAATGACTTTCCATGTTTATAAAACTGGAACAACCACCCCAATTACAACAGCTGAAAACTTACTTGGATATATTGTTGATATCGTTCCATCTTCGGCGCTATTCACAGCTAATTATGCAGGTGGATTATTCTTTGGTGATTCTGGAACAGTTAGAATTACAAGTTACACAAGCAATGTAAAAGTAACTGGAAAGATAATTCAAGTATTCGATGCTCAATCAAATTTATTTCATGCAGGTGGTTCAGTAGCCAATACAATTAATGGTAATCAAGCTGTGGTGACAGAAGTTGCATTTAGTGCAACACGTGGTTATCCACAGAAGGTTGCATTCTATCAAAACAGAATTTGGTTTGGCAGAACAACAAGTTTACTAGCTGGATTGTGGGGATCAAACTTTAATGGTTACACATCAACAAGTTTTAACTTTGATGATTCAGATGATTTAGATACCAATTCAATCTCAACAATATTGAGTGGTGAAAAATCAATTGCCATTCAATCAATATTAAGTTTTAAAACATTACTGGTTTTAACAACGGATGGTTTCTTTTCAACATCATTATTTGTGACTGACCCATTAACGCCAACGAATGTTTCATTTATCAATAGAAGAACGGCTGATTCATCTAGTGGTGTTAAACCTGTTATTTTAGATGATCAAGTTATTTTCTTTGAAAAAGGTGGTAAGAAAGTAAAGAACATCAATATAACTGAAAGTGGTTATGATTATAAAACATCTGTCATCAGTGTTTTAGCGCCTCATCTTGTTGACACACCGTATTCAGCTGCTGTTTACGATGTGTCATCGGTGATTGATGGCGCTTGGATGTTCATGGTAAATAGTGGTTCTGAAATACCAGGAACATTATCAGTTTATCAAAGTGTTCCTGAGCAAGAGATAACAGCGTGGTCACTATCCACAACGGATGGATATTTTCGTCATGTTGTAACGGGTGGTGAATTAGTTTATTTCATTGTTCAAAGAACAATTAATAGTGTTACAAAACTATTCATTGAGAAATTAAATTTCAATCTAAACACTGATGCAACTTATACTCATACTTATGGATCACCCACAACTGCTATTACAGGGTTAGGTTATTTAGAAGGAAAAGAAGTTCAAGTGATTGGTGATGATTCTCCAATGGGCCCATATACAGTAACATCAGGTGGTTTCACATTAGCTGATGCAATCACTACGATTGAAGTAGGATTGGAATTTAATCCTCTTATTCGTCCAATGCCTTTGAATGTTCCAACGCAAATGGGTAATAGTATTTATCTACCAAAGACAATTAATATTGTTTATATAGATTATTTCGAATCATCAGGTATTACAGTCAATGGACAAGTCATTGATGAGTATCAATTCGATGTTGATCAGTACAATGAACCCGTCACATTGAAAACTAATTTCAGCAAAGTTGAGCCATTCAATGGATGGGACCCAAGACAACAAATCGATATTGAACAATCCGTTCCATTACCATTCACGATTATTGGTATTGGTTATATAGTTACGGTATAGGTGAATTATGGCAGAAGCGGTATTGTTAGGTGCGTCAATCGGATTGGGCGCCTACTCAGCTGAACAGCAAACTGAATTAGCAGATCAAGAATCCAATCTTGAGCAACAATCTATTCGTAATCAACAAGTATCATTGCGCCTACAAGCGACACAACAATCCATTCAGCAAATGCGCCATCTTCAACAAGTCATTGCAACTACAACGGTTGATATGGGCGTGCGTGGTATTGCGTCTGATTCTGGGTCAGTCAGAGCAATATTCAACCATGACTACGGTCAGTACGTAGAAGATAAAGACGCATCCCTAATGAACCTACAAGAGAAAGAATTAGGATTAGAATTTAATTCTGCCAATGTTGATTTATCAAGACATGCAGAAGTACAAAGTGCCTGGATGAACTTTGGAAAGTCAGCACTTCAATCTGGATTGCTCTATGCTGGTGGAAAACTTCCTACTGGAAAGATTGGTGCGCCAAGCGATGAAAGTGGTATAGGTGCTTATGGAAGCCTACCTGATCCTGATGCTGAATATACAAGTCAATTTGACCTAAATGCAGAGTGAGAATTATGAGCCGACAATTACCAACTTATGACGCATCAGTAGGTTTTCAAACACCACCAAATTATAATTTGAATACTGGCATTCAATTGCAGATTAATGCGCTTAAGGAATTCAACACTACTGGTCAATCTCTTATTGATACGGGTTTGAAACAAGATGCTCAAACAGCACGCCAGACTCTGAAATACAATATCTCTCAATCGATGAGTCAGTTTGCACAAGAAGCACAAAAGAATCCTGATGCAACGCAAGCTGCAACTCAATTTAATGAATCAGCAAAATCTTATGCAGCCCAGTTATCTGGTCAAACAAATCCATTGAACAAAGGATATGTTGATAACTTATCCCAGTACTATACAAACTCTTATGCAAAACCTTTTGTTCAAAACTCATTGAAACAGACTTTAAGAGTTGGCCAATATGGTGCTTCACAGCGCTATAACCAATCACAATCTGATTTAGCGACTGCATTGCAGAATCATAATTATACAGCCGCTGCATCAATCTATACTCAAATGCAGCAAGCAACTAAAGATGATTTCATTCATGGTTTTGTATCGCAAAGTGCATTGCAAGATAGCATGAAGAATGATCCAGTTAATTATTTGGGTCAAGCTGCTATCTCAAAATACAATGAAGCATTGTCATCAAGCGATCCAAATTCTGCAACACAAGTTTTAAATTCAATTCCAAAGGGTGTAATTCAAGGATTGTCTTATAATCAATCATTGAAATTTCATGCAATGGTGGCACAAGCAACAGCTCAGCATTTGAATAATATTGGAGTTACAAAAGATTCTGTTGATTCAATGGTTAAAAATGAAAATGCAAGACTTCAAGCAGAAGGCGGTCAGCCAAATGCACAATTAAAATCTATGTATTTAGCATTAAATAAAAATGCATCACCACAACAATATGATGATGCTCAACAACATGCTTTATTTTTATATAATGCGGGGCAGTTTTTTCAAAGTGCAACACCAGATCAATCAAATCATTTCATGGATAGTTTTAAACCCGCTACAACAGATACACCAGATGTCGTTGACAAGAAATTTCAAGATTACATAGCATTGCAAAAAGTTTATAAGCAATCTCAAGATACCTATAATTCAGATAAAATGGCGGTTGCTGCAAAATCTATTTCTGTTCAAGATCAAGCGCAAGCAGAAGAAAATGCAAAGACAACTGGAACACAGCAACCATTACCTAATAGCCCCTTTAATCCATTAACGCCATCCGGTGTGCGTGCTGGTGTGATGTGGCAAGTACAACATGGTTCGTCATTGCAATCTGGTCAGAAGAATTCAGTAATGCCAGCAACAAATGATTTTGCAAATAATTTTACAACACAGCTTCAATCAGCTGATTCATTTGGAAAGTTGCAAATAATGAATGAGGCTCGTGCAACCTTTGGTGAATATTTCCCACAGTTTTGGAATCAAGTATCAAAGAAAGCTGGATTACCAAAAGGATTGGCATTGGCTGCCAATGTTGATCCTACTGATCCTCACGCTGCTGATATTTTAAATGCACTTGCTACACCATCAAAGCAATTGGATGATGCGTCTAAAACAGCAAATTCATCAGCTAATACAGATTTAAATACAAGATTGAATAATATTTTCTCAGCGCCAACGTCTTATTCAGCTAGTGAAGTAGCAAGCACTATTGCTCGAGGAATTCCATTTGGATCGAGTTTTCTACCACGACAAGCTACTAAATTAGATTTACAACTTCAAAGTTTAGCTGCTGGCTCTGGTGGTGCTCAAGCTGATGAGCTAAATGGTTTGAAAAGTGCGGCGAAGAAAATTGGACAACAAGCGTTATTAAATGGCCTTGTTGATAACGGTTCTGATGCTGGTGATTATGGCGCTAATGCAATCATGAGTAATTTTAACTACTCAAAATTGGATGGTTATTATTTAGCAATTCCAAAGCAGATGAGCGGTGATGTTGTTTCAGGATATTTATATTCACAGAAATCAAAAGCACAAAAATTCCCATTTGTATTAACAAATAATTCATTAGGTGGTCAATTATCACCAGAACAAGCAAATGAAATTGATAAAAAGAATATTGCACTTGGTCACTGGATAACTGCACCTGATGCTAATGGCGCTGAATGGGTTGACGTTAACGGAAATGTTAGAACAGATAAAAGTGGAAATCCATTTTATGTTCCGTACTCTGACGCATTCCAAAATAAAAATCAAATACAACAATTCAATCAAACAAAAATAGCGCGTGATCAAGCATCACTTGCTCACTACAAAGACAACAGTGATTCAGCTTTTGGATTGCTTGGTAATGCTTATAGAGATGTTCAGCTTTATAGAACAAATAAAGATATTCAAGAATTGACAAAAGACAATCAAAATATTGCTAACAAGGGAATGAAAAATGCGCCCACAAAGTAATATTGCTGCACCAGAGTCAACAGGTGCAATACCAAATATCCCAGTCTCAAAACCTATGGATTTATGGGCAAATGGATTGGTTGCGGCAAGTGATACTGCATTAAGATATTTACCTTTCATGAAAGCCGATACACCTGGTCCATT